CCACATATTTCTGATGTTATTAGCAATATCATCATGAAATTCTAATTTAATAGGCTGGTAAACAACACGTTTATTTATAATACGTTTTCTATTATATTGATTAAGTGTTTCTGTTTCAAATTGGGTTTCAGGAAGGTCTGCTGATTTTACTAAAACACTAATATCTTTAGTCTCAATTCCTCGAAGCCTCCCAAGCAAGTTGTTAAAGGAAAGGCTAACATGAAAATTGAACCCGGCATACGGTGTTTTTGTATATCCGGGTTCTTGTGTAAAGGTTTTTGCTGCATGATGGTAGTCGCGAAGAGCAAAACCTTGATTTCTTGGACTATTAAGATCGGCCATTTATGTCTTTCGTTAACCTGTTGAGTTAACACCTACTGTTCTAGTTACCTGAGTACCTACGCCGTCGCCATCTGGTTTTTGCAAAGCATTATCAAATCTTAATGTCATGCTAATAGTTACAGGCTCACTAGTGTTATACGCTAGTTGATTATAGTTTACATTCTGAATAAAACATCCATATAGTTCCCAAGTTTCTAAAATACCTGGCTCAGATGTACCATTTCCACCGTCGAGCATTTCAAATTTGGTTTTAAACTTATAGTCCATACCGCTTGCTGCACTGGCTTGTTCAAAGAAGTCAAACTGTCTTTGTAGTTGTTCGCCAACAAGTTTACTAACGTTTCCTGCTGCGTCATCACGAAGATTAACTGTAACATCTTGCCATGTATGACGTCCAGCAAGTCTTACTTTACTGTTATATACATCTAATGTAATATCATCAAAATCGACTTGTGGTCTTGCTATATCAATAACTTGCTTAGTTAATTCGGTTGTTGGTTTAGATACACCAAAGTTTTCAAACAGTACTCTAAAACGATACTGTAACTTTGGCATCAATAGTCCCTGAGCGCTTGCACTCTGATCTGTTGCAACAGGAACTGTAAATCTATTCAAACTTGCGACTGCCATTTAAATTTCTCCTAAAACTTTTTATAATAGTATTTATCTATTTCTTCAAGACAATTTCGTCCTTGTTCTTAGGTAGTTTTATAAAAAGCCAAGAAAAAACCCCCTGTTAGGGGGGTTTTAGCTTACTATTGTTATATTTTTTTAGCTTGAAATAGTTCCAGTATTTTGAATTCTAACCGGGATGTAAATAAATTCAACAGCTTTAACTGGCTCAATTGCAACATCAATGTATAGTTCGTTACGATCAATACGAGCTGGTGTGTTATTTGAGTCATCGCAAACTGCCAAATAATCATATAGTGCACGTTTTGCTACTAAATCATTTAAGAAACTATCAATTACCCCTTTGACTTCATCTCTGGTAATTTTGTCATTTGGCTCAAACAAGAACGGGCGCACTATTAAATCAAGTTGCAATCTTATAAACGCAGTAAGTCTAGCAACATTGACTCTGTCAATCGAACTAGGAACAGCGGCTCTAGTTTTTTGTCCAAATGCAACAATTCCAGTTTGTGAAGTTTGTACCAATGGGTTGACTCGGTTTTCGTAAAGTGTATCTCTTACACCTTCACGTACACCAATTGATATAAATTCTCCGTTACTGGCTAGATAACCCAATCTTGTTGCATTATCTATTGTGCCGCGGCGTGTACCAGCTGGTGCAAACCATGGATAGCTAATTTGGTCGCTGCGGATCATCATACGCATGACAGCATAACTACTTGGCATAGCAACACTATTTCCGCTTAGGTCGGAACCTAGTACTGCTGGATACCAAACACCAACATAAGGATCTGACGTTACTAGTGAATTTTCACTATCAACACCGTCAAGCTCTGAGTTTGCTAACCAATTTGTTAACGCAGTACCTTCGCTTGCTACACGCATAGGACTATCGCCGACTACAAATGCAGTTTGCTTTCTATCGTTATTTAACTGAACCATATTTGATATTAGTTCAGGGTATCCTGGTGCAGCAATTAGGTTAAACTGACGCTGTTCTTCACGAATAGCTGTATTACCGTCGATGGCCGCTTTCATGGCATTAGCAATAACATTACGTTGTGCTTTGCGTCCAAAAAACGCATGGCCATTTTCTCTTGATCCACTAATCGATACCCATGTATTTTTTTCAGTCGGTAATGTTTTGTCAGCGTAGTCAATTCCGTTAAAGTAATTAACACGATACTCTTTAACATTAAAGCTACTTCGTCTTGTATTAATTAGCAACATTCCCCTTGGGTACAAGGTAGAAGATGGTGCGTCAAGATCTAAGTAATCATTAGTTAACAATGATTTTATAGTAGGTATTGTACCAGAATTTACATCTGTAGTACTATCTCCCATAAATCTTGCATCAGCAAATAGAACACCGTTTTCAGTTGTTTGGTCAGCTGTATTAATTTCTACCCATTGATCAACTGAGGAAATTGTTTCATATCTGTAAATCTTAGGATAATTTTCTAAATCAGTTGTGTCGACCCAAAGATCTCCATATGCTAATGCTGACTTGTCACTTTGTTGTGTTGGTGCAGTTGCACTAAAAATTGGTCCATTAGAATCAGTGTTGCTTAGATTAAAACCTCTTGCATCAGTAGTTACGTTTCTGTAACCTTTCCAATTGGTACCGTCGTGGACCATAACATCTGCTTCGCCAGTTTCACCCCAATACCATTTTTGTTTATTTACAGGATCAATGCCAGGAGCATTTGCACTAATTGTTATATCAGTGACTCCCCAGTTACTAATAATAAGATTACTATACGCATCTGCTCTAGCGTAATCGCTACTACTAGTAATGCCAGCATCAGCAAGAGGAGTACCGCTTGCTTCTGCTAGTTCAATAACACCGCCTGCGGTATGAGAAATAGCAACTTCGCCTGTTGCAATAACCGATGCACTAATATTAGTTAAGTTAGCAGCAAGAATATCTTCTACTAAGCTAGCTGCAGTAGTACCAGTTAATGTAATAGTTGTTGCAGCAGGCATTGTTGACGAACCAACTGTACTTGCACTAATAGTAAAACTTTCGCCAATTGATAAAACTGGATCTGCTGTTGAACCTACAACTGTAGTAGCACCAGTTGTTAACCTGTCAAGTACTTTGTAAGTCAATGAATCAGCAGAGGTTGTATCATATTGTACAAATGCTGTACCAACAGCAATGCCACTACCGCCTCTTAGAGGATCATATACAGCATTTGCGCTTTGGTCGTTTTCGTACAATGGTGCACTGACTAATTCCCAGCTACCAGTTAGTTCGTTATAACGTTTTACTGAAAAACTTGCACCGTTATTAACGGCTGTCGTTTTTACCCACACACTTTGACTTGGTCTAGATTGACTGTCACCTGATTTCCATTGTGGAATACTAGTATGTGCACTTTGTTGTACCGCTGGACGATAATATGTACTAGCTGTGATTTGTAGATCAGCTAATGGTGTTCCAGTATCGTTTGAAATTATCATTGCGCCATCTACTGTACTACCATCGCTTGCTGCAGTATCATCGATAAAAATTTGTAATTTTCCTGATGCTACACTTGCAGTAATACCAGTAATACCTGCATTAACAATATCTGCTGCAGTTGTTGTTACTGTTGTGCCAGTTAATGTTACAATACTACCATTGATTTCAATCGATTCCGAAGAAGTCATAGTAGGATTTGTAGCGCCGCTTGTTACAGCAGGAATACTATTCATCCAGGCTGTACTTCCTACTAAGACCCAATCATTATCTGAATTTTTATAGTAAGTAGGCATTGCAGTGTTTGTTCCATTTACTGCATAACTTCCTACTGTGCCAATACTTGCCGATGGCACACCGCCTGTTAAATCTGAAGTATTTGTAATCACAGTTGGAGTAACAAGGTCAAACTCTTGATCAGTGCTATCCCATTTAAAAATACCAAATTTTGTTGTTGCTGTGTCTAGCCAGTATGTCATGTCTAAAGGAGCAGCTTCTGGTCTGCTGCTTCTTCCAACTAATTCACCAAGATCAACATCTGCTCTTAGCACATATGCTCGGCTAGTTGTGCCGAGTAGACTGTATGCAGTTTGTAAACCGTATTCGTTTAATTCATAACCGTGAATAGGTGTTCCGCTTGAGTTAGTGTAAAATGTTGGTGTACCAAAGAAATTTACTACATCTCGTTGGCTTGTTAATACGTAAAGATCGCCTGCATTTGCAGCAAGTGTGCCTGATGCAACCGTACCTTGGGGGGTTGTTTTGTTCTCCGCACTTGCAACAATTACAAGCGGAACAGTAGAGACTGAATTTGGAGCGTATTGACTTTCGTCTGTGATACTTACGTCAACTCCAGGAGATACTAATGCCATTTGTTAGTTCCTTTTTAAATATAAGTATATTTAGCCATTTATTGTTAAAATAGTGGTTTTTAACTGAACCTTTAAAACCTTTAAATAGTAGCATGACATTAAAAAACTGCGAAGCATGCAATAAACATCCTGTTACTGTAAATTATGTACGGAATGGAAAAACTTACTATAGAAAGATATGCTATTATTGCACTAAAGAAAAAAAACAAGCTAAACATCAAATAAATCAACAGTTAAAAAAAAGTGGCTATAGAAAAAAAATAACATGCGACAGATGCAGATTTGTTAGCAAAACACCAGATCAAATAAAAATACACTTCCGTGACGGTAATTTATACAATGCATCTTTAAATAATTTACGAAGTTATTGTATTAATTGTATAATTGAAGTTAAAAACAATCCTGCTGCAGACAAAAGATCTATTATAGCAGATTTTTGACTATTTTTTCTTAATCTTTGCTGGCTTACGTGCTTTATTTAAAATTTTAGTTAGCAACGAGCTAGGATCAACACGTTTGGTTCTTTTTGATCTACGAGCTGCTCTTGCTGATGTTTTTGCTCTAGTTTTGGTCATTTGTATACGTTTAGCAATATTAATTGGAGCAAAGCATTGTGACATACTACTTACACGTTTACCTGCTCTAGGACCGCTACTACAACTAAATTTTTGCGAAGTACTCACACCGCCCTTTTTATTCTTAGAGCGAGAAAAAATCATACTAGTTTCGGTTAGTTCGTCGTCAATTGATTTGCTAGAAAATTCATGTAATCTCATAATCTTATCCTATCACAAACCACATTGGTGCGCCGCCGTCTACATAATTAGACAAATCTTGCAGCAAAGTAACCATTTCATTTTCTGCTTCTGCTTTAAGTGCTGCACCATTAAGAACAGTGCCGCCGGCTGGGCCTGCAACAGTAGCAAACTTTTCTCTAGCTTCACCTAATGATTTCTTAACCATTGCTTGTGTATATCCTTTAATCCAAGGATAAGCATATACATCTTGTAACAACATAAAATCGGGCTTTTGGTTGTGTACCCAAAGCAACACTGCTTCTTCGCTATTCCTTGGACGTCGAACTAATGTAAGCTTTTTACTCGAAGGATTAAATGTATAATTTACATATCCTCCAAACATCTTGCTAGCTTGTTCTTGGTACTGTGCAAAGAATTCGTAGTTTGCAAGTCCACCAACACGACCGCTTTGTAGCAAATACATGTTCATAAACCCAGC